TAAATTCAAAGCCAAATAATGATCTTGATTCTGCCATATTTTTCCTATAGTCCTAATTCACTCTTTCTTAAATATTATTTATAACACTTAAGAAAGAGTGCCCGAAGGCACTCCTTATGTTATATCGATGATTTACGTTGTCTTATCAGACTCCCAATACTGTATTTGCATTTCAACTTCAAACTCTTCGATCACATCACCACTTTCATAACTTAGTTCAATTGCACCTAAGTTACTTGGGAATGTTCCACGAATGTTATAAGTTTTCTTTACTGTACCATCTTTGTCTAGTTGTTGAACGATCATATCAGCCATATAAGAACTAGGTTGTGTTAACCCTGTATTCTCATTATGTTGATTAATACCATTCATCCACTGTTCAAAAGAGTTACGTACATTAAAGTCTGTATCATTAATTACAGTAACCGACCATGGATCAAACGTCCTATCACCTGCAATCTTCAATTGACGACCTCTGAATGGAACTTCAATAGGTGTTATTGTTGATGCTGGCATCGAGGATGCTTTACACATGTAAGATGCCAATTCTACATTCGCTGTAACATAACCTGGAAAAGCCATTGTTACTTTGAATAGATTAGGTCTAGCACCACCGCCAACTAGTTTGGCTTTCATATCATCTACGCCTAATATTGCCATCTTTAATTACCTCCTGCAATTTCACTAAATTCAACACCAGTTCTTGTGGCGATGAAGTTTAGGGTGATATAGTTAATAGAACGAGCAGGCTTGATATAAATATCAGCAACAAACTTATTAGTATCGATAATGTTACCAGTATTATTGGTACCATCACAAACTACTTTAAAGTCCGTAATACCTCTACGACCCTTAACATCACGTAAGAAAGGTTCAACCATATTTCTAAATTGAGCCCTTGTAAATTCATCATTAAATTCGAATAATGACGCTTTCGATGCTGCGCTTACTGCTTTCTCAAGAACAATGAATAGTCTCCTAACATTGATTCTATCGAATGCACTTGGTTTGCTTTGTAAAGTTTTGTCACCAAATAACACTGTACCTTGACCAGGAAAAGTTACAATTGGGTTTACACCTGTCTTGTATAATGCATCTCTTTCTGCCTGATTAGGATTCCATGCTAGTTTAGTAACATTGCGAACGTTACCACGTGTAAATCCTGCTGGTGAGAACCAAGCATCTGCAACTAAATCTGCATTTGCTGATAGTCCTGCCATAGAACCTGCTGCACTAATCCAACGATATACATCATTGTATTTGTCATACACGTATAAAGAAGTTGAATCTGCAAAACCGTAAGACGATGATGTGATTGCTGTTCTCCATGTAGCTACTGTTGTAGCTGGTGCCGTTGCGTTTACTGTTGCCGCTCTTTCAGGAGAGACAAAACCTACCGCATCTTTTCTTGCTGTTGCTTGAGCAGTTATAAAGTTGCTCAACGTAATATTATCAGCTGCACTCAATCCTGAGTTTGCTTGGAATATTAAGTTAGTATCTATTGTTTCTGCATCTGCCATTAACGCATAAGCTGCAGTTGTTTCACCAACTGTTAATACGTTATCATCTATACCACCAGTTAAGCTGACAAAGAATGAAGCTACAGTAACAAATGTTTCACCTACTGCTGATTGACCTGCTTCAGACAAAGCTGCTGCATGGTTTCCAATGAATACCCACTTAGATCCAGCATTAATTACATCTTTGTAATATAATGAAGTACCATCTGAAGATTTTACATTGTTAGCTTGTGATAAGTAAGTCCAATACTCTAACACAGTACCTGTTGTACCTGTTATTGTACCGTTTACATCATAAACCCATAGGTGAATTTCGTCACTAGAACCACCAACTGCTGCGGCTCCTGCTGACGTTCCTGGCACACCTTCGACATTGCTTAACTGCCATGCTGTACCTGTTTGACCTGCTGTAAGAACCGAAATTCCTACTGCATTACCTGTAACACCAGGGTATCGAGCTTGCGCCCAGTCTCCGGCTGCAGGTGATTGACTACTGAAAACAGTAGAATTTTGTGTAAGAATACCAGTACCAGAAACTGTAGCGTTTCTAGCTGATGTTCCAACAGCTCTGGCAACTTTTAAATTATTGCCATAAGATAAGAATTGACTAGCAGACAAAACACTTTCGAATGTGTTTGCATCTGGCTTTCCAAACTTATCAACCAATTCAGTCTCCGATGTAACAGTAACAATTTGGTTTGCTGGACCCCACGTAAACGCACCGGCCATAGCTCCTATTGTAGATGATACTGACGGAACGACATTGGTCAAATCGATTTCTTTTACCTGTACTCCAGGCGAAACTAGATTAGCCATTTAAACTCCTTCATGTTAATTATAAGATTTCATAATACGTAATTTACTCAATATACTTATTTATACCTATCAGAATTTGTAGGTTTCCCATCCTGCTCCGAACGGATGATTAGACTCTTCACTCTGAGGCATAACACCCACAGGTATTATCTCGTCTTCCATTTGCTTCACCTTCTGCTCATATAACATATGTTTCATGTTAACATCAGTAGATTCTGCAAAGAATGGAGTAGATGTGAACCATCCAAACATAACTAAGTTCATCATAAGATCATCATACGAGTTATGATCAGCTGCATATGAGCTTCCTTTAGCAACAAAGGTAGACATTTCTCTTATAGTTTCTTCATCCTTTATTAGCATTTTACCTTGTGTCATAATATCTCTTATATTAGAACAACCAATTCGTTTGACTTTACTTGTCATTGTAACACCAATAGCATTAGCCTTAATCATAGACTCTACAAATACATTCTCGTATTCTAAATCATAATATAAACCATTACATACTACTTGTCCAGCATCATTTGATTCAACAACAACATAGCATTCATTATAATGCATAGCATACTTGTATATAAGATCAGGAAAAAGTAAAGGGCTTATCATATTATCACGGTATGTGCATACCTGTACAAACGGATTAACACTAACATCTATAATAGTAAACGTGGAATAGTCTTGTCCTCTTCCTCGAGCTACGTCAACAAACATCTGATATACATGGCCTTCTTCAGGATGATCAAATATCTTTACGTTATGCATATATTCTAATGGCTCTGTAGCTCTCATCGCTAATAATACATCAGCAGATATTAAAGTATTACCTGTACCATGGAAACTATTACCAAATTCTTGGTCAAATTGTAGTTGAGATGTATTTTCTACAGTCATCTTCTTCCATTCCTCATCTCTTCCTGGAACATCCCACCAATCCACACGTGTAGAATGAAATTCATTTGTACCTTGTACAGCACCTTCGTATAGCTTATGATACATATTGCCTATACCATTTGCAGTAGATGTGATAATAATCTTTGATGTTTTACCAGATGAGATAACTGGATATGTTGATGTATAAAATTCTGTAGCGTTATCTACGAATGCAAACTCATCGAGGTATACTAAGTTAAGTGACATACCACGAATTGAGCTTGATGATGTTGCAGCTGCTACGATTCTTGAGTTATTAGAGAAACCAATAGATCCTTTATTAAGTGCTGTACACCCTGGTTGCAAAAAGAATGGTAGGTTTTCAAGCATTAGTGTAATACGTGACAACATCTCTCGTGCAATAGCATTCTTATTTGCTAACACACCTATGACTTGTTCACCTTTGAAGATGGCAAACCATAAGAGATATGCTACTACAGCGATAGACTTACCACTTTGACGACATGCTAATACAATGTTAAAACGATTCGCAGTAAATGAATCAAACATTCCTTCTTGATATGGGTATAAATCAAATGGTATTAATCCTTTATCGAGGTGGATTACTTTGCAATACTTCTTAGCAAAATATTTAGGATCATCTAAACATTTTTTATACTCGATTAATTCCGCTTTAGTCCATGGATGCTCAACGTCAGCACCACGTACATTGGGATTTCCTAAATAGTTTGTTTCTCTCATTTCTCAAATAAATCAGGTTCTGTATCTATTACCTTTTCATCTCTCAACATTTTTTGTAATTCAGCTGTAGAACCAATAAAGACATTATTGTTTGTCGGTCCAATACTAGCAAGCGCTGGCATATCATCCTCTTTATCAACTTCTTTTTTACTCTTATGAAGTTTAAGAATCTTTTCGCCTATCTCAGCATTTTGTTTTATTAATTGTCCAAGAACTTCGAATGCTCTTGGATGCTCTGATTCGCGGGCGAGTTCTAACATCAGCTCTATAGCTTCATCACCCTGTCCCGCTAAATCAAATAGATCTCTGCGAACTCTTTCGAAGTCCGCATCAATTTTAGTGTTTTTCGTGGAAGTCGACGTGAGCTTCTGGGTTTTCGTCTCCATGTTCATGGTCATCTTCGTGTTCCTGTGGGTTTTCATAATATGTATTCCATAATTCTTGTACACCATACTTTGTGCGGCTTTCATCTTTATTACCACCTTCATATGGTATAGCTAGATTTTCTTCGATAAGACTTTGGTTAGCATCTTTGCCATTTACCTCAATCGTACCAAGTACTCTTCCAAATTTACCTTTCTCCATATCTTCGGTTACTAATGTAAATACACCATCAGCTTCTGCTAATAGTTCTATCAATCTGTGTTTAGCAGCAAGTCCCCAAGATTTCTCTGCTAAATTTCTTGTTCTACTCTCAGGTGTATCTATACCCATTAAACGGATGCGATCCCTCATGAATACTGAAAATCCTAATTCTATATCTGCATCGATGGTATCTCCATCAACTACTCTTACTAAGCGTGCGTTAAATCTGTACATTCTATTCTCCTCTAGTCATCTACGTCAAAAAAGTTAATCGTCTCAGTGTATGGTTCTTTAAAACCACCAGCACCGTCAGATGTTGTTGTACCTACTATCTTTTGTGTCTCAAATTTATGAGTAGTAGGATCAACATTCTCTGAATAATCAACTTCTGTCTGGAGAATTTGTTTGCTCTTACCTATACCTCTATAATAACGAATACGAGTTGAGAAACCTAATGTATAAACAATAGCTCTCCTCGTAACTAAATCACCCTCATAATCATCATTAGTATCAACACTCTCTAAAACAATTGGAGTGTCTGTTGTGATATTCATATCTGGAATATCTTTTATGGTTACTGTATATTCTGGCTGGAACATTGGAAGTATCTGCTCTAATAATTGCAGAGCTTCATCTTGTGTTGAAGCCATAATATTTAATTCGAATCCAACTTTATACACAGCCGGCGACCCTAACTTATTCAGACTTAACGTGTCACCTGTTATAACTTTTGTATAATTCTTATGTTTAGATACACGTGCATTCGCATCATATTCAAACGAAGTTATTTCAAATGCTAGCCTTGGCAACTTAATTGCCATCTTCGGATCACTTGATTGTTCGTTTAAACGTGCAAGCACTTTAGATCGTGGTGCATAACCTAAAGGAACTTTAATCTTTTGTAGTATTTTACCTGCTGCATCTTTTTTAACAACTTCCATATCATTAAATATAGAGCCGAATACAGATACCATACGTCTTGTACTTTCATTATAGAAATGGTTAGCGAACATTGGCATTATGGATCTCCGAATGGATTAGTTTCTGTAAAGTCTATTACAGAATCACCAGCAACTTCGAATTCATCGTTATCAGCAAATGGATCTGTGTTATACTGTGTTATGCTTGTAGTTTCATCTGTTACTATATTTAGTGATGTACCAGATAATGTACCTACTAACTTCTTAGTAGAAGCAGACTGAACATTGAATTGCATAAATGTGCCATCACCGTTTGTACTTTGATGTGGCGATATAATTGTTATTCTATTATTGTCACCATCCCAACCAGCAACATAACCTTCAATATTAATAGGTTGAGCAGGAGATGCGCTATCATTTGAGCCAGTCCATTGTGTAACTAGTTCACCAAGTTTATATGAGTTTGCACTCGAAGTAAGAATGTAACTATATGATGTAGCATTATCCCATTCAATCTTATCAATCTCATCATAACCAGTATCAAAGTGTTGGTCATTGTATTCAAATAATTCAGCGGTGAGTGTATAACTTGGTAAATTTTGTAATTGATAGAATGGAGATTTAGGCTCTACATATCTGATCTCAAATAATCTTTGAGTCATTGTCATATAAATTAAATCACCTTCAGCAGGTTGACCTACTTCAGTATATCCTAAATTAGCTGTGTTAACATTTACACCTATAACATTATCCCAACGTCTCTTCGTTACTACAAAGTTTGCTTGATCACGAATCTCTAAACCAAATTTACCTAATAGATTACCATCACCTTCGAAACCTTCAGCATTTTCTAAGAACATTTCTATAGGATATGCAGCTGTAAACTCACTCCACTCTTCGTTAAGTAAAGCGTCTTCTGCTATGCGTGTGCGTGGAATATATATCACGTCTTGCCCAAATATTTTGATGCTTTCTGTTACAAGATCTTCATACAAGTCCTGTTCAGATTTTACAGCACCTGAAAAATATACTGATGTAGCCATTAATTACCCCATTAAAAAGTTGTCTGGCATGGCCCATATTAGCCTGCTCTCTTCCTCTAACCCCTGAATTTCCTCGATAGCGTCTTCATAAATCTGACGTCCATTCATTGTTATTCCACCTGGCAATTGAAAGTCTTGAAACTTCATTAAGTTTGCACCCCATTGACGCTTGATTAATGCAGTAAGATACTTCTTTAAATAGTGATCGTTGTATACATCTGTATAAGTGTCTGGAGCTATAATATTAAATACCTCTAATACAATAAATTCTCCAGCTTTTAAATCACCAAATCCTTCGTCCATATGTATTCTATTCATATGTCTACTAAATCTTATATGTTCATTGCTATTTAATAGATG